AAAACGCACCGCTGGTTGTACTGCCGCTTGTTTGAACCTCGCTGGTCGTGGTGGTATGTTCAAGCGTGGCGAAACCACTAACGTTATTCAAGAGGCACGTATTCGCAAAACAAAAATGTTTTTCGAAGACCGCATTACATTTATGACTTTGCTTGTCAAGGATATTGAATTGGCTATCAAGCAAAGCCAGCGTATGAACCTGATTCCTGTTTTCCGTTTGAATGGTACTTCCGACCTTGCGTTTGAAAAGTATGAGGTTGTACGTAACGGACAATTGTTCCGTAACATTTTCACCGCTTTTCCTGAAGTCCAATTCTATGACTACACCAAGATTCTTGGACGTAAAATTGTTGATATCGCTAACTACCACCTGACATTTTCTGCCGCTGACGGCAATGATGCCGATGTTGCAAAGGCTATCACCCAAGGCTACAATGTTGCTACCGTGTTCGGTATCAAGAAAACTTTGCCAATGCCAGAGACTTATATGGGTATGCCAGTTTTCAATGGCGATGAATCCGATTTGCGTTTCCTTGACCCTAAAGGTGTTGTGGTTGGTTTGTATGCAAAAGGCAAAGCTAAAAAAGACACCACTGGTTTTGTGAAATATCCTACTATTATGTTGATGGCCGCTTAAAATGAAATCTAAAATCTTTATCACTTATCCCGATAATTACAAATATTTTAAAAGCAAATTGCCTACGGGACAAAAAGGATATTGTGAAATTATGCGGAACGTTACTGTAGAACCAGACCCGAATAATGTTTATGATAATTGGGGTACTATTGAAGCCTACGGACAAAAACTTTTTGTTCACGCATACGATTATGATGGTGAAGAGAAATTATGGCAAATTTCTGGTGTTGCAAGAAAACAACAATAATGAAAATAGTTGTTGACTTACTTTCCCATTGTGCTATACTAGAATTTGTTCAGTTGATTGGAGATTAAAATGGAAGTTTATATCGTTAAGAGTTTCGGTCCTGAGAATGGTTGGGTCAATTTGAAGGCATTTGATAATAATGATGCCGCTGTGTATTTTGCTAATATCATTGAAAAGCAAATACCTGATGGTGCTGAAGATGAATTTGTTGAAATTGAAGTACTTAATGTTAGGAGTTGGAATTAATGCGTGGTTCTATTCGAATGCTTGTTGGTTTTCTAATTGTCTTTGGTGCCGTTGGCAGTATCGAAATCGATCCCAATGCCAATCTAATGCTTGAAATGATTCTTGCTGGCGCTGGTCTGGCACTTATGTTTTCTGGTGTAAACGCAATGAAAGAAAATTCATAATGAGCGATATTGAAATTGAAATTAATGAACTGCTGGATACTACAGTTATGCTTTGTGAAGACATTGCGGCGCAAGTTGGTTGTCCAGTTGAATGGGTTGAAGTAATAGTTGAGAAGCGTTGGAACGACACATTGTTTTCCGATGCTGATTTTATGAATGGTTATGATATGGCAAAGGAGAATATGTAATGGGTACTCGGTGTTTAACTTTTGTTTATGATTCTAGTGGTCTCGATGGTGAATCTGAACCAATCATGTGTATATATCGACAATTTGATGGATATCCTTCAGGGCATGGGCATGAACTGGCTCAGTTTTTAAATTCTAAAACCATTGTCAATGGCTATGGTGAACAGAATTCAATGGAAGCAAATGGCATGAGTTGCCTTGCCGCACAATTAGTTGTTCAATTGAAACACGGTGTTGGTGGAATTTATATCTATGCACCAATGGTCGGTCGTGACCACTGGCAAGATTATGAATACCATGTGTATGAAGACAAAGTGATTGTGCAGAATTGCAATACTGTATACGATAGCGGACACAATCAAGTTATCTTTGATGGCACATGGGAAGAGTTTGGACAATTTTGTTTAGACCCAATTTCTGCGGAGTGAATATGACTGGCTTTCAAAGCAAACGCAAAATGGCAAACGATAGATTTAAAGTATATTGTGAATGGTGCCACGATTGGCACTACACCGATGAAGTTGAAATGTTGAATATAGAAGAAGACATTCAAGGGCGTGATGTGATGCACTTTGAATGCGGACAACCACCATCATGGAACGAAGACATTTCACGATATGAAGGTACCTCATCACTTGTTTATAAGGAATAAATTATGTTACTCGCAAAACCAAAACTGACAAATACACTAGATGCAAAAGAATTCGAGACATTCGCAGAATGCCAAGAATATCTCGAAGCGTATACTGATATTTCAATGCCACTTGTTGAATGGATCGCACTTGGCAAGATTCTTATTGCTGAGACAATGACAACACCAGAATTCTATCCGAAGAAAGTTAAGGGTCAAATCGTTATGGCTAAATTTGATATAGAAGAATTCGCATGAACAAATGTAGTATCTGTAATTGTTCATTCACGGATGACGAAGGTGGCATCCACGGCTACTTTGGTATGCTAAGTGTATCATTCTGCCCAACTTGTTTTAGTTGCATGTGTGATATGGTGAATCAAATAACACAAGAATTTGGAGAAGAAGAGTGAACGAACGGATTAAAAAGTTTGCTGAATTATCTAAAGCATATAAAACAATTGTAGTTGATGGACAAATGCAATCGGTTCTTTTAATAGACCCTGAAAGATTTGCTGATATGATTCTAACAGAATGTATTAACATATGTGAAGATATGGGCGACAATGGTAAAGATGGCCATTACTGTGCGGACAAGATTACTAAAACATTTTTGAGGTGAATTATGAGTAGCGGAATTACACTTGACTATGATACTGCGGACAGAATCACTTTGTTAGTATTGAAGGATCAATTAAAATATTTGCGAAAAGAACTTGAAGATTTTAAAGAGGGAAAATGGTTGCATCCAGAAGATGTTGCAAATAACATTAAAATCATTGCCGCTTTAGAATTGCTGATTCCGTACTACGGAGGGACTGTCTAGACCGCCGTTTGGGCGACTCTGAGGGTTCGGACGTACTCTAGCATTGACTTATAGCGAAAAACCGCCCAAAACCGCCCTAATTCTGTCTCTTTTTTGCAACATTACCGAAAAAACCCTTGACAAGCATGGTATTTCATGCGATACTAGGGGTGTTGGTTGTGAGATTAAGGACTAATTATGAATCTTGACTTGATAAATGCTGAATTACAAGATGTTGCTTTTACGCAACAACAAGAGGAAATTGACTTGACTTATCAGGACTTCCTTGATACAATGAATGCTTACCACGATATGATGATGTATGCATCCTATTCGTATGATGAAGACGCTATTTTTTATGGAGTGAATTGAACATGGCTTATATGAATCAAGAACGCAAAGCGAAGATTAAAGCAAACTTGGATGCCGCCCTCAAAGGTACTGGCGTTAAATATTCCTTGCGTTGCGATAGTCTCTCTATCACATGCACAATCAAATCTGCACCTGTTGATTTTATTGCGAACTCTAACGAAACTTGTGCCGCTGACTTCTATCAAGTCTCCCGTGGTTTTCGTCCCAATGACACTGGTTACGACCAAGTGAATCCCTACCATTATCAGAACCACTATTCTGGTAAGGCAAAAGAACTAATGACCAAAATCGTTACTGCAATGTATTCTGGTGATTATTATGACAATAGTGATGCAATGACGGATTATTTCGACACCGCTTACTATGCTCATATCAATGTTGGCAAGTGGAACAAACCTTTTGTTGTTACCGCTTGACAAACACCTCATGGTGTGTTACCATGTATCTCTTAGTTAACTCTTTTAAGGAAATTTATTATGACTAAATCTGTTCAACAATACACGAAGATTTTTGAAGTTTTGCAAAACGCAAAGGCTCCCGTTCCTGTTAGCACTATCAAAGCAATTGATGGTATCGTTGCGACTCGCCTTTCCACTTATCTGTGGGAGATCAAGAAAAACACTGGCTTTGCCGTTCGTGCAAACCGTGATGGTCGCACCGTTGTAAGCTATGAACTCGTTGGTAGCGGTACTGCGCCTGTTGCTAAGCCAGCTAAAGTGAAGGCTGTTAAGGCAGTGAAAGCACCTACACCTGTTGCTAAAGCGACAAAACCTGTAACGGCTAAGAAAGCCACTCCTATTCCTGTTCGTGCTGGCGATTCCCTTGATGGAATTATGTCTGCAATGGCGAAGTCTTCTGCAAAGAAACCTGTCAACCTGTTAGATGAAATCGACACAGACGTTGCAGATTTTGAAGACCGTGAATTTGCCGAAGCATATATTCGAACTTGATATTGATTGGAGTGATATGGATGACCGTGCAGTAGTAATAGAACGATACATCCTTGAAGCGTGGGATCAAGGCTTGACAGGTATTGACGTTATCAACTATGTTCAATATATGTCAAGCATTCCCTCTTTTGAGATAGAACCTGTTTTACAAAATTTAATTGCGAGAATGTCAGAATGAAACTTACCATATATGAGAGATTGTTACAATACAATTGGTTCTATAAAATGATACAGCATTTCACTCTGATGGAATATTTCGTGATTATGATTGTAGTTGGATTGATTATATGGTTGTGAACAAGCTATATCTAGACATGGATGGTGTGCTATGTAACTTTGAAAGACGTTACATTGAACTCTTTGGCGAAAGCCCACGTTCATCCCGTGACAGAAAAAACTTCTCGTCCAACTGGACTAAATTTATCGAAGGTGAAAACTTTGCTACATTAGACTGGAACGAAGGTGGGCAAGAATTGCTTGCTTACGTGCGAACTATTCCAAACGTTGAAATTGAAATGTTGACTTCAAGCGGTGGGCTAAAGTACCACAGCGAAGTGACTGCACAAAAGACACAATGGCTTTGCGAGCGTGGTATCCAATTTAAAATAAATACTGTACCTGGGCGTAAACTAAAAGCCGAATACGCAAAATCCACAACCATATTGGTGGATGATACACCAGACGTAATTGATTCGTTTGGTTCCGCTGGCGGTATTGCTATACTGCATACTAATGTAAATGAGACTATTCGTCAACTACAATTCTATTGTGAAGACTATGCTCTCCCACCTCATACAGATTGAGATTAAAATGAAAATTGCTATTACATCCGATGTTCACCTTGAATTTGGTGACTTGATTTTGAAGAATGAAGAAAATGCTGACGTATTGATTCTGTCTGGCGATATTTGTGTTGCATCAGACTTTCGCAAGCCAGATGTATATGGCATTGTTCAAGGTGGTAAATCCCAACGTTATACGGAATTCTTTGAGCGTTGTGCATCCGAATTTTCGAATGTAGTTTATGTTGCCGGCAACCACGAACACTATCATGGTGACTTTGCGGAAACGTTTAAAATTCTGCAAAGACACTTGGGACACATTAAAAATCTACACATTCTTGACAAAGAACACGTGACGATTGATGGTGTCACATTCATTGGTGGTACATTGTGGACTGATATGAATGCACAAGACCCTGTGACACTTGCACACATTCGTGGTATAATGAATGATTTTCGCATTATCGAAAACAGCAATGAAATGGTGTCGTACAAAACAATGGTCAATGCATACGATGCTGATGGCAATGTAAAGTTAGATAAAAATGGACAACCAATTATTCAAGCAGAATTTCATAAGCGTCCCGCAAGATTCTTACCAGAAGATACTGTAGTAGATCACAAGAAAATGCTCACATACATTCAAGTGACTACTGCTATGCTTGGTAATAATCCAAACAAGTATGTTGTAGTTGGGCATCATGCGCCGAGCAAAGCATCTACACATCCACGATATAAAACTGAAGTGATTATGAATGGCGCATACAGTAGCCGTTTGGATCAATTCATTCTTGACAATCCACAAATCAAATTGTGGACTCACGGGCATACGCACGAAGACTTTGACTACATGATTGGTAGCACTAGGGTTGTTTGCAACCCACGTGGATATGATGGATATGAAGAACGTGCCGACAACTTTAAACTGAAATACGTGGAGATTTAATGGAAGACTTTGACGAAAACGCACCATTCACAGTTAACTATGAAATGATTGCAAATGATGATACTATGCCACCATTCTTGAGAAGTCTTGCATTCGATGTAAGAAAATGCACTTACATGCGACCTGGAGACTTTTTCAAAAAGGCACGTGATTCAGATATTGAATATATTATGGAATCATTAGATGCCGCATCATTTGATGACACTGGCGAAGATGAAAACGTGACGAACGTTATTCTACTTGCTATCATGTTGTCTTCTGCCGAAGGTGTTGAAATTCGAAATGAAGACGATATGCACCAACGGACAAATCAACTAGCCATGATGGCGGCAATGACTTCACTTGCACGGAAGGGACTAATTCGTGTATACTATGAGAACATGTCGTTTGGTGAAGATATGGGCGATAAACTTGTTGCGGAGAAAATATGAGAACATTTGATACATTTGAAAATGTTGATGGGATGCAAAATTGCATGAAACGTCCTATTGTTATTCAAGCAAAAAAAATTGATGAAGATTTTCGTGTGAATACACTCGAAGGAAATTACAAGCAAGGCAAAGCTGGTGATTATTTGATGAGAGGTATTGACGGAGAACTTTATATTTGTGATGGTCCAATCTTCAATAAAAGTTACGATTTCGTATGAACATCTTCTATCTTAATCCCAATCCAAGAATCTGCGCTGAAATGCACTTAGATAAGCACGTTGTTAAAATGATTATTGAGTATGCACAACTACTCTCTACTGCACACCGGGTACTTGATGGCGAACGATTTATCGACAAGACTGCAAACAATCGTAGCATTCAACGTTGGCGATTGAAAGATATGACACTAGAGAAAAATCTCTACAAAGCAACTCATGCAAATCATCCATCTGCTGTATGGGTGCGACAGTCTACACAAAATTACATGTGGCTTGCCGAATTGCTTGAAGAACTTTGCAAAGAATATACACACCGTTATGGTAAAGTGCATAAAGTTGAACGTGATGGTTTGATGCAAACATTGAAAAATAATTTTCCTGTAATGCTTAATGATAGTGGTTTTACAGAGCCTACGCCTGCAATGCCGGATACATATAAAGTGACGAATGATTCTATAAAGTCATATCAAAACTACTATATACATGATAAGGCGAGATTCGCTAAATGGAAAAACAGAGAAACACCAGAGTGGTTCTCATATGGAGTAAAGAATGCCAACGTACAACTTTCGCCACCGTGAGACTGGCGAGATTATTGAGAAGCTATTTAAAATTGCTGATAAAGAGGAATTCTTAGAACAGAATCCTCAATATGAATCTGTTATGTTAAGCGCCCCATCATTGGGTGATCCTATTAGGTTGGGCATCAGAAAGCCTGATAACGGATTTAGAGAAGTCCTATCAAAAGCTAAAGAAGCGCATCCTCTAGGAAAAATCAATACATTCTGATAATGGGGATACACTACACTACAAGTAAAAGGGCTCCAATGGCAAGAAAATCGGCAGCGGTTAAAACTGCGAATACTGAACCTGACATTCAATCAACACCAAAACTTAAAGCGGTTAACAATACGCTGAGACTCAGACTAGATGATTTAAAAACTTTTGATCCTTTAACACACAACCAAAAACTCTTTTTCGATGCATACAAACGTGGAGATTACTTTGTAGCACTTCATGGCGTAGCAGGTACAGGTAAAACATTCTGTGCATTATATAAAGCAATTGAAGAAGTGATGGATAAATCAAATCCATTCAATAAAATTATTGTAGTACGTTCCGCAGTACAGTCACGTGAGATTGGTCACTTGCCAGGTGACGTAAATGAAAAGATGGAAATCTATCAACAACCATATCGTCAAATCTGCGAAACATTATTCGGTCGCAAAGATGCATGGGATAGATTAGAAGAACAGGGGCATATTGAATTCATTTCAACATCATTCATTCGTGGTATGTCATTTGATGATGCTATCATTATTGTTGATGAAATGCAGAATTTAACCTTTGAAGAAATCGATACTGTTATGACACGTGTTGGTTATCGTTCAAAGATTATTTGGTGTGGAGATTACAGACAAACAGACTTGAACAAAAAGAAGACAGATGTTACTGGTATTCTTAAATTCTTTGACATTGCATACCATATGAATGCTTTCACAAAGATTGAATTTACTGTAGATGATATCGTCCGCTCTTCATTAGTCAAAGACTATATTCTAGCGAAATTGCAGTATGAAGATGGAGTAGAGCCTGCTAAATAAAATATCATTAAAATACAGGATTATGCAAAGTGAACTTTAAACACATTGGATGCGATATCGACTATGATTTGGAAACTGAGACTGTAGGCGGTAAGCGATTTTACAAAACACCAGAGGGGTTACTATATCCCTCTGTTACTACTATCACATCTCAGCACGGCAAAGATAAAATTCTTGAGTGGAGAAAACGTGTTGGTGAGCAAGAAGCCAATCGTATTTCGACTAAAGCATCCGGTCGTGGAACTAGAGTACACAAGATTTGTGAAAATTACTTGAACAACGAAGATGACTATGCACGTAAGCAGATGCCGGATTCTCTTGTTATGTTTAAGTCAATTCAGCCATTGCTTGATAGCCATGTGAACAATATTCACGCACTAGAAGTTCCTCTATATTCAAATCATTTGCGAGTTGCGGGGCGTGTAGATTGTATTGCAGAATATGATGGTAGGCTATCTGTTATCGATTTCAAGACAGCGAGTAAGCCAAAAGAAGAGAAATGGATTTTAAATTATTTCATGCAATGCTCTGCCTATGCAGTCATGTATGAAGAACAAACTAAAATTCCAGTTCCACAAATTGTAATTATGATTGCAGTAGAATCTGAAGAACCACAAGTGTTCGTCAAGAAGCGCAACGATTACATTAAAGATTTTATTACGTATCGAAATTTATATGATGAGGTGTTAAATGAGCAAAATGTT